GATATGTGGGATTTATTAAAGCTGGGCATTGGTGGATATATCGCTGGTCGTTCAGTTGAGAAGGGCATTGATAGCTGGAAAGGGAAGGCAAAATGAATTTTGAGCAGGAAATGGAATCAATGATGGGCCAAGCAAGAAAAGCAGTTAAGAAAGCTAAGCCAAAAGCAACACCAAGAAAGAAAACAAAAAAAGAAATGGAAACGTCTAAGTTTGCCAGAGCAGAAAGAAAAAGATTAACTCCGAGTGCTTTTAAAACTGGGAAAAGGAAATCAAAATAATATGGCAACTATGAGAAGAAGACCAATACCTAAACCACCTAAAGCACCTAAAGCAGCTAAAGCACCAAAACCATCTTCTAGCCCACCTGCTAAAGCAAAAAGGGCAAAGGCTGTGGCTGCAAGAAGAGGTAGGAGATCATCGCTTCCTACTTCAACTTATTGAGCAAAGCAATGTATCTGGTGGTGTCCTCTTTTGTGGAGTCCTCCCTCCCTTCCTTTTGCAGTTTAGGGGATGCCATCAGACGCTGTTATGGGTTGAGTGGGTGTCGGCTTTAAGGATTGTGAGGGTTAAGAAAGTTGGAAAACAAATTGTACATGATGCAAACGATGTCATCTTTTCGGGGAATATCCCCTCTTCCCTACCATCAATGGCTGAGTCAATGCTCTCAGTCTCAGATGTGTTGGTGAAGGATTTGGATGGGGTGAGTCGGTTCCATGCACAGAGATTTTATGTCCGATCAGCAGGAGCGAAAAAGAAACGTGAGTGAACTAGCACCAGTACATAAACTAACCGAAAAGCAGAAGGTCTTCTGTCGTGAGTATCTGGTAGACCTAAACGGTACACAGGCTTATATCCGAGCAGGTTACAGCGAGAACGGAGCGTCCGAGAGTTCATGCAGACTGCTAAGTAATGTTAGGGTTCAGGAATTTATACAAGAGGGCTTGAAAGAGCGTGAGAAGCGAACAAAGATCAGTGCTGATGACCTTTTGCAGTTCTGGCATGACCTTACTTACACACCGATGGATGAGATGTTTGACCAAGGGCCAGATGGAACTTTGATTCCTAAATCCTTTGACCAGATGACGGTAAGAGCAAAGCGTTGCGTTAGTGAAATGAAAAGTCAATTTGCATCAGATGGCACTGGCTGGCAATCCATTAAACGGTTGGATCAGATCAAAGCGTCAGAGATGTTAGGCAAGAGTCTTGGGTTGTTTAAGGACAAGCTGGAGGTCAGTGGTGGTGAGAAGCCCATTAAGGTCTTGAACATTATTGGCGTTGTCGCAGAAGACGGTGAACTTGTTTCTGAGGTAGAGCATGACCCAAATTTTCACTGAGGAAGTTGATGTTGAGATACCTGAACCGTTCATGGATTTATATACGCCATGCAGGTACAAGGCTTTTTATGGTGGTAGAGGATCAGCTAAGTCTCACTCTTTCGCTAAAGCATTACTTTGTGAAGGGTACGAAAAGAAATTAAGGATTTTGTGTGGCAGAGAGGTGCAACGCTCTATTAAGGATTCGGTCAAGCTGTTACTGGATGACCAGATTGAGATATTAGGGCTGGGGGATCATTACACTTCTTTGCAGAACGAGATTAGAGGCGAGAACGGAACAGTGTTCCTGTTTGCTGGTCTTGGGTCTATGACCACGGATCAGATAAAATCCTTGGAGGGAATAAATCGCTGTTGGATTGAAGAGGCTCAAAATATTTCTCAACGATCCTTGGAAGTATTGATACCAACGATCAGGCAACCGGGAAGTGAGTTGTGGTTCAGTTGGAACCCACGGTCGGCAAAAGACCCAGTTGACAATTTGTTCAGAGGACAGATTACTCCGAATAACGCCATCATCAAGAAAGTGAATTTTGACGATAACAAGTTTTTTCCGAAAGAACTAAACGATGAGAGACTTTTTGACAAAGAGCAGAAAAGAGATAGATACGCTCATATCTGGATGGGTGAATACGAGCCAACGGCTATTGGAGCAATTTGGGATCGTCAGACGTTTCATGAAAACAGGCGTGAAGAGTTACCAACGATGGGCAGGATTGTTGTCAGCGTTGATCCAGCAATTTCCTCTGAAGAAAAGTCTAACGAACATGGAATTATTGTTTGTGGTCTGGGCGATGGCGATCAGCGTGGGTATGTGCTTGATGATGTATCTCGACAGGGAACACCTTCTCAATGGGCTAACCGTGCTGTAAGCGTTTTTGATAAATGGGAAGCTGATGCAATTGTTATTGAGATTAACCAAGGTGGGGACATGGTGCGTCATACGCTGGAAAGTATTAGGCCGGGGATTCCCATTATCGAAGTTAGGGCAACGAGAGGTAAACATATTAGGGCCGAACCCATCAGTTCTCTATACAGCTTGGGACGGATCAGTCACGTTGGTACTTTCATTAAACTAGAAAATCAGCTTTGTCAGATGACGGCAGGAGGTTATGTAGGGGAAGGATCACCGGATCGGGTCGATGCACTGGTCTGGGGATTTACTCACTTGTTTCCTAAGCTGGTGCAAAGGCCAAGCGTCACTAAGAAAAGATTAACGCCTAGAGCGACTACTGGGTGGATGGGATGAACAATCAAGCAGAAATCCACCAAGCAGAAATACTTGGCAAGTTAGAAGAAGCAGTATCGGACACTGGCAGAAGTATGTTGGGGCTTAAAAATGAATACTACCGCTTGAAAGATATACAGACAGATTTGAAATACGAGTTGAGAAGGGCAAAGCAAACAGACAACGACAAAGGATTTGTGTAATGGCTAGAAGAGACAAGGGCTTTGATGAACTAAGTGCGTTGGGATACCTCGGCCTCTTAGATGACGGCAGTGAAGAAGGTTCAAAAGAAGGTGGCTCCTTAGATTCAATTGGTGGCGTTGCTGAGTTACTAATGCAACTTTCTCCTGTGCTGGGGATGGTTACGGGCAAAGGTGATGGTGGTGGCGTTATGGATGCCATTGGCGGGATTGGCCTTGGTGGAAAGGCGTTGCAGAAAGCTAGTAGTGGTGGGAAAAGTGGTGGCCTTGGTTCTTTATCTAAAATGTTTAGCTAATGACTTTCGCAGAAATGTTAAGAGGCAGTCCATTAAACCAGCAACGCATGGCAGATGATAACGCCATGAACTTGGCGGGTATGCTGGCAAGAGGTAGAGCCGGGACTGTTAGGCAGGAGCCTTCACTACTGCAAGAAATTGGTGGTGCTATTACTGACTACGCTGTGCCTGATCGTTACAGTGACGCTATTAATCCCTCGGTTATGAATCCCAAGCTAGGTTCGCTTACCGGGGTTAAAGAAGATGGCGTTCCTTATAGCATGGCTGATGCCCCTGACCCTGTACCGATGCTTATGGACACAATGCCGATGGCTGGCATTACAGCATGGCATGGCTCACCGCATAAGTTCAGCAAGTTTGACATGAGCAAGATTGGAACTGGTGAGGGAGCGCAAGCGTATGGGCATGGATTGTATGCGGCTGAGAATCCAAAGGTTGCTAAAGAGTACCTGAACCCTGATGCAAACTATAAACGGGCGTATGGGCATCTGAATAATCGGCAAGAGTTTATCAAGGACATGATGGATCAAGGCCGGGAAAAAGATGATGTCTGGAAAATGACACAAGAGAAGTATGGGGAATGGGTTGACCCAAAGGATTTAAGTTTAGACTTCAAATCAATATGGAGCGATGGCCCCGGCAACCTATACAAAGTAGACATCCCTGACGATCAGATAGCCAAGATGCTTGATTGGGATAAGAATTGGGGGGAACAATCTAACGAGGTAAGGGAGTTGTTGGGAAGCAGAGCCAAGGAGTTTGTTGCTAATGGTATGAGGCCAGAACGAGCAAATGATTATGGTTCATATTTGGATGAGTTGGGATTGCGAGGGGAGCAGTTATATGAACGCCTTGGTGGATCAGCAGGGGATTACTCTAAATCAAGTCAACGATTGAAAGAGCTTGGCATCCCCGGCATCAAGTATCTGGATCAGGGTTCTAGGCAAGGTGGCAAAAGCACATCAAACTTTGTTTTGTTCGCAGATGAAATTGCAAAGATATTAGAGCGCAACGGTCTACCAATTAGCGATCTTGCTGAAGGGTTACAGAGAAAATAGTTTTTAAATGTAGTTGAAAAGGATTTCCAAATGGCAGAAGTCAAAGACGAAGCAAAGAAAGAAGACAAAAGCTCCAGACCTAAAAAGGGTGATTCTAACAAAGAAGCCGACATCATCAAGGGCGCAACGGAACGCTTTGAAGAGTCTCAAGAGGGTTCAGACTTTAACCGTAACCGCTATGAGGATGATATAAGTTTTGGGCGTTTAGGTGAGCAATGGCCTAAAGATGTGAAACGTCAACGTGAGCTTGAGTCTCGGCCTTGTCTTACCATAAACAAAATCCCTCCTTTTATTCGTCAGGTAGTAAACGATGCTCGACAGAATAAGCCGGGGATAATTGTTTCCCCTGTAGATAATGGCGCAGATGTGGCAACCGCAGAAGTTATTAATGGTTTGGTTCGTGCTGTTCAACGGAACTCAAATGCTGACATCGCCTTTGATACTGCGCTGGATCATGCAGTGTCGGGTGGCTTTGGTTTCTTCCGCATTGGCATCCACTACGCCAGCCCTGAGTCTTTTGACTTAGAGGCAAGAATCCACAGAGTGCCTAATCCCCTGCTTGTCCATTGGGATGTTAATTCAACAGAGTTTGATGCTAGTGATTGGAACTATGGTTTTGTAAGTGATTTCTTTACTAAGGATGAGTTTGAGAACCAATGGCCTGACCATGAGGCGATAAGTTTCCAAGGCGATGAAGGTGGTGCGGTCAATCATTTCTCTATTCACGAAGATCATGTTCAAGTTTCTGAGTATTTCCTGAGAGAGCCAGTTACCCGAAAATTGCTTGAATTAGATAACGGCATGGTTATTCGGGAATCATCTTTGACCGATGAAGGCAGGATGCTGATGCTGGTCGAGGGTGTAAATATTAAGCGTGAAAGACTTGTCCAGACTCACAAAGTAATGCGGAGAGTTATAAGTGGCAAGGAAGTTCTGGAAGAAGATGAGTGGCCCGGTGAATCAATTCCTATCTGCCCTGTTTGGGGTGAGGAGATAATTTACGAGGGACGCAGACATTTTAAATCCATGATCCATGACGCTAAAGACTCGCAGATGATGCTTAACTTTTGGCGATCAGCTTCTACCGAATTGGTAGCACTTGCTCCTAAAACTCCTTTCATTGGGCCGAAAGGTTTTGTTCATCCTGACGACACAGAGAAATGGGAATCAGCTAATACAAGAAGTCACGCATATCTCGAATACGATCCATCAGCGGGTGGCCCTCCATCCAGACAGCCCTTTGGTGGCGTACCTAGTGGAGCGATTAACGAGGCGATGATGTGTGCAGACGACATGAAAGCCATCACTGGACTGTATGACTCCGCAATGGGAGCAAGATCAAATGAAACTAGCGGAAAGGCTATTATTGCTCGGAAAAAAGAGTCTGATGTCTCTAACTTTCATTTTGTGGATAACTTGTCTAGGGCGATTCAATACGCTGGCAAATGTCTGGTCGAAATTATACCTAGCGTTTA